ACCGAAGTCCGCGATGTCCTGCACGTCCTGCTGCACGAAGGCGTGCAGGTTGAGCAGGCCGGTGTCCGCATCGAAGTCGTCCACGGCGACCTCGGCCGTCGCTGCGAAGTACCACTCCTCCGTAGTCCCACTGATCTGCTGCGGACCCACAGGCACCGTCGTCCCGTCATGGATGGGGATCTGGTCGAGCGGGGCAAGGTAGGGGTAGCCCTTCTCGTGCCCACCCATGCCGACCTGGCCCGTCCAGACGCTCGGGCTGGCGAGCAGCGGCTCCACCTGCAAGGTCGTCGGCAGCGTGCCGTCGCCCGTCGAGGTGATGTCACCGTCCTTCGTGCCGCACGTCTGGGGCGCGTTGGAGCGGAAGTAGTAGGCGATCTGGTAGCCCGCCCCATTGACCCCATAGTTGGGGATCGGATCCTGGGCGAAGTAGCGGACGGTGCAGAGCGTGTGCCCCACCCCCGACAACAAGCCGGTGCCCGAGGTGTCGAGCTGGACGAGCCGGCTGGACGAGCCGAACTCCGAGGTCGCCGGATCCGCCACCATGTCGAGCGGTGTCACGGCGTCTCGAACGAACACCCCCACCGCCACGTCGTCGCTCCACACCCGCCGAGGGAACCGCAGGGTGTCGCGGTCCACGCTGATGATCTGCTCGGTCGTCACCGTACCGATTGCAGAGCCGGCCAGAGGAAGGGCGTGGGCGATGGTGTCGTTGGCGATGTACTCGGTCTGGATCTCACGGAAGCCAGCCCGGTAGCGGGCAGCAAGAAGCTGCTCGAAGTCCGCCGGCCGCTGGCCCGTGTCGTTCTCGATGAGAGGCCCGGGGCCAGTCGGCCACAACACCGCATCCGAGTAGACGGTCGTGTCCGGCACGACATCGTGGTCGGGCGTGTCGGTCGTCCCCCGCCCGATGGCGTAGGTGATCTCGACCTCCATGAAGATCCGCCGCTCGGACCCCATGTCGGCGGCACCCACCGGAGGAGCCCCAGTGACGGCCGAACCAACCACCTTGTGCGCGATGTTCGGGCCGGCGATGGGCTGCCCCTCGGTGATGAGGGTGTCGTTGGCGTCGAGCGTGACCTCCAGGTGCGTCGTCCCGAGGCCCTTGGTGATGCCCAACTGGACGTTCTGATCGGTCACCACGTCGTAGTGGCCGTCGTCGTGCCAGATGTTGAGCACGTCGGTGATCACGGCGTCCGGCGACACCTCGATGAACTCCAGGCCCGTCGTCTGCCCGCCACCCGTGCCAGCGCCCACCCGGGCATCGAAGATTCCGCCGAGGGTCGTGACGTTGAGGTGTTCGAGGTCGAGGTTGAGGACATCGCCCTCGTACCACTTGTCCGTCTGCGTGGCCCCGCCGGCCTTGGTGATGTACTTGCCGGGGTTGTCCGCACCCGGGACCACGGGAGCCCCGTTCCGGTCGCCAGGCCAGAAGGCGATGACCACCCGCTCGCAGACCGGCTGGTCGCCGAAGCGACGGGCGATGTGGTCGTAGCTGCGGATCAGCTCCCCGCGTTCCGAGTCCTCGCCAGCCAGAGGGGCCGTAGCCCCTTGCGCATTGGTGCGTCCGATCTCGTTGCAGACGAGGAACCGGGTGGACACATCCCCCGAGTCGCCGCCCATGTCCTGCTTGTCGGAGATGTCCACCGACCATGTCCGCAGGTTGCCATCCATGAGGCCCTGGACTTGGTACTTCAGCTCGGCAGCCAGATCGACGCCGGGAGGCACGACGTGTCGCCGCAGGTCGAGCAGGTTCTCCTGCGTGATGACGTTGCAGAAGTGGTTGTCCGGGCGGTCCGAGAGCCCCGGCGGGACGTTGAAGCCCAGGAAGCTGACGTAGCCAGCGTGGTCGTACTCCGGGGCACCGTTGGCGTTGCTCTCCGGGTCGAAGCCCTTGACCCCTGCCAGCGAGTCGCTGGTGTTGTTGTGCCGGTGGACGAAGGCGATGGGGATGGCGAACACGAAGCCGTCGATGGCCCCGAGGTTCGCTGCCGCCGTTGCCGACCCGTCTCCAGCGACATACAGGCCGTCGTCCTCCCAGTCGAAGGAGATCGCCGAGGACTGGAGCCAGGTGCTCGCCCGGTCCGCCGGGACGAACGGGTAGCTCACCGTGTCCACGCCGTTGCCGGCCCAGACCGGGACCGCACGGTTGCCCTGCGCGAAGATGGCAGCGTCGTTCGGGCCACCACCTGCGATGAGGTTCGAGAAGCCGTCCGGGTGCTTCTTGTAGTTGAGCGCCTCGGAGTCGCTGGTCGTCCTGATCCGGTACTGGAGCTGGATGCGCTGGCTGCTCTCGGACGCAAGAATCGGGTCGGTCATCTCGTCGTCGAGCCAGACCGGGGACGGTGAAAGCACGTTGCCGTGACGGAAAATCTGGCTCTGCGAGGAGACCGGCTTGTTCGGTCGGTCTCCGCCACCTACCAGCGTGGCACCCGAGGCGACCATCGCCCCCACAGCAGCGACCGTGACCGACAGGGTGATGAAGTTGCCCGTGAGCGTGATGGCGTCGCCCTCACCGGGCTCGACAGCCGTGAGCAGCACGGTGTCCGTGACAGCACGAGCCGTCACGATGGTCTCGAAGGAGTTGGCCACGAGGTTGATAGCGGTGGCGATGTTGGCCGCCGTGATGTCGTCGCTCGCCCCGATCTGGAACTGGTTGAGGCCAGGGGCTCCGGCGGTCGCCGTCAGGGCGATGCCGTTGATGCGCACGAGGTCGCCGGCTACGAGGCTGCCGAAAGCGACCACCTGAACCTGCCCAGTCGCTCGCGGCGAGGGGGCTACCGGAGCGCGCCAGACCTCCAAGAACACCATGTCCGTGCGCTTCACGGTGGCATTGGTGCCGTCGTAGACCTTGGCCGGGGCAAGGCCGATGAGGTTGTAGCCCGAGGTCTGCGTGTTCGTGAACTCGACTACGACCGGGTGGCCCGCAACCGTGCCTTCGAGACGAGGGAGAACGAGGGCGTCCAGCAAAGTGCCGTCAGCATGGATGAGCGGGCCAGAGGACCCGGCCGAGCCGGAAGAACCGGAGGAGCCAGAAGAGCCGGAGGAGCCGGCCGAACCGCTGGGGTCTACCAGGCCAGAGTCGTCGGAGAGGCCGCTCGGGGCCGTCTCGGTGGTCCAGTCGCAGTAGGCGTCAAGGTGTGTGCGGCCACGGAGCCAGCCCGAGGGGGTCTGCCAGCGGCGGAGGAGGTAGTCCTCCATCCACTGTGCGCCTTGGTGCAGGTTCAGCTCAGCGTCGAGGACCGGCTTGCCAGACTCGGCGACGATGCCGATGAAGGCACGGTCACCCGTACCGGCCGAGCGAGACACCGTGTTGGGCACCCGGAGGCCAACGGGCGTAGGTGCCGCCTCAACCGCCTCGAAGTGCTTTGTGTGGTCCGAGACCGCCATCAGCCCTCTCCTAGAACGAAAGCCGCCAGGTGATAGCCAAAACTGCCGTACTTGGCTTCGCGATGACCGCGAAGGTCAAGTAGTTGACCATCAGGTCGAGCCCATCCACGTCGATGGTAGCGTCGTAGTCCGTGGGGCCATTGTTGATGGGGTTGAGCGTCGCCGGGTTGGTCGAGGCCGGGACCAGCAGTCCCATCTCGTTCAGCGCCCCCACAGCCTCAGCCTCGCCGTAGGTCGTGGTGAAGTCCACGATGTTCGTGCGGTAGCTGACCGCCACCCCCTCCGCCGTTCGGTAGGTGGTGGATGAGAACGCCTTGCGGGCGATCTCGTTGTTCAGCTTTCGCTGCGTGTTCTGCGGAGCATCCGGCGACAGCAGGTTCCCCGTCGCCCCCGTCCCGATGGAGAGCATCTTCAGCCCGCCCGTCAGGTCGCCCTTGAAGTGAGCCGCCCCAGCGATGCCGCCGTCCAGGGTGATGATGTTGTCCACCACCCGCTCTTCGAGGATCTCGCCCGTCTCGCCATCCCGCATCTGGATGATGAAGGTGCCCTTCTTGGGGCGCGGACCCTCGTCGTCGTACTGGAGTGCCAGGCCCATCTTCACCTGTTGGCGCACCCGCGGCATTTGCTCGCTGTGTTGCTGGGCCATCCGCTCCTCCAGAACATTCGGGTCGCTCTACTTCTGCGCCTCATAGGCTGGATACCGGGCTCATGCTGGCGTGAAAATCAAGTTGATTTCGCCGCCAGCCGGGAGCGGTTGTCCGCCCAGAGCCACCATACCCAAGCGAGGGTCGTAGGCGTTGTTGTGGTCGAGGGTTTGGGTGCCGCCAGCGAGCAGAGACGACTGCATCACCCCGGCTCCGCCCATGAGCAGGCTGAAGGGGTAGGTCCCGCTGGGCAGCACCCCCGTCATGACGATTCGTGCCGAAGCCTCGGTGATCCCGGCAGGGTCGCCGGTGACCACGGGCTCGTAGGAAGCTACCAGCACGCTTGGTTGCGCGCTCAAGGTCAGCCCGGCCGTGGCGGCGTACTGCTGCCCGATGACCGAATGCGCGTTGATGGCAGCCGCCAGGGCGACATGGGCAGCGGCCCCCGCAGCGAACTCGACAGCTCCCACGGGCACGTTGCGGGCAGTGAACGTGAGCAGGGTCAGGCCCACTCGGTCCCACAGCCTCACGGCATCGCCGTCCACCAAGGTGCCGGTGAACACGAAGGTTCCGTCGTCGCGGGCCGGCGTCAAGGAGTCCGGGCCACCCCAGGGGCCATAGCGTGAGTAGTCGCCCGCCCCGCGCATCTGCCCGAAGGCCGCACCCAGCTCGTGATGAACGCCGCTCGGGTTGACCACGTAGTGAGCCGGGCCGGTTGGGGCGTCCTGATCCCACCCCTCCGAGGTCCAGTCCTCGTCGAGCGCTGTTGTCGTGCCCCCACCGGCAGAACCCGAGGATCCCGAGGATCCCGAGGAGCCCGCCGACCCGCCGGTTGTGGACGTGAGCACCGAACGGAGGCTGATGAACCAGTCGGTACGTCGGTAGATGCGGCCTTGGTCTCCGCCCACAGCCCCCTTGGCAGGGTAGGTGGGGTGAAGGACGGCGGAGCCCGGTCCAAGAACCCCGCCGCCAGCAACCACAGCTCCAGGGATGATGGCCCCGCTGGCGTCCACGACCGGGTTGACGAAGTTGCCGCCCGAGGCGAACAGCATGCCCCCCGGCATCCCACCCTTCTGCTGCCAGTCTGGCTGCGGGAGGAAGTTGGCGTCGTGCCAGAACTGCGTGCCCGAGAAGTCGAAGACCTCTGCCCCGACCGAGAGACCCACCTTGGTGCCCGTGGCGTTGTGACCGGCCATGTTGCCGACGCCCCCGAGGCTCGCCCCGGCCCCGGTCTTCGAGTACACGTCCTCGCCTTCGGTGGTGGCGAGGCCGGAGAAGCCTGTACCGGGACCGCGCTCGCAGATGGAGGCGATGAGGTCGGTCTCCCCGTCGTTGTCCACCTCGATGAATTGCAGCGCCTCGTACAGCGAGCCCTCGACATCCGTGTGGCTGATGACCCTGTGCGGGTCGTTGAGCACGAAGTCTGGGTCGTCGTTGAGCACGTCCTCGGGGTCATTGAGGTGCGACCCGTAGACCGTCTCGATGGTGCTCTCGGCCGTCTGGCTCTTGGGCACCGGAGGGGTGCCCTCATTGAGGAGGGTCACCCCATCAAGGAGCGGCTGGCTTGCCAGGTAGGTGCTCGTCACCGGCTTGCCTGGCGTGAACAAGACCGTGACGTTGGCGTGCTCCGCAGAGAACTCCCGCACAGCCCCCGTGAGCGGGTCCGGCTGGAGCGTGAGCAACTGCGAGTCTGGGTCGAAGCTCCAGTGCTCCCGCGTCCAGATGGTCGAGCCGTCGATGACCTTGTAGATGCTCTCGGCGAACAGGTGCGTCGGCAGTAGGGAGAGCCTGGTCTTGTCCATCGTCTGGACGATGACCGTCTCCAACGTCACGTCCTGGGTCGGCTCCCCACTCGTGATCATGTTGTACTGGTTGAGCACCATGTGCTCGGGGGCGATGCGGTCCTCGGTTGGGTGCTTGAACATGCGGTAGCGCACGTAGTCCCACCGGGATTGCACGATGCCGTCAGCATCCAGCGAACCCCACGACACCGTGCCGATGATCTGGCTGGGTGCCCTCGGGAGGTCGCTGTACTCGACGTTGATCCACCCCGCCGAGGGCTCGGTGGACTCGGTGATGAAGCCCACCCCAGCGGTCCCGTCCTCGGGCAGGTAGAAGGGCGGCAATGCCAGATCAGGCCGGAAGACGGTCACGCCCCAGCCCGGGTCACGGTAGATGCGAAGCTCGATGGGCTGCCGCCAATCCCACCACTCGATGACCGGGCCAGTCTGCCATGAGTTCGGGGCCGTCGTGGCGTCGGTCCGGGGCAGCTCGTAGCTGTTGATGTCGCGGGGGTCGAGAGGTTCTTGCGTGCCCCGCAGCACACCGATGGTGCGCACGAGATCCGCCGGAGCCTGGGCGTGGCAGTGGACGTGGTGCCACTCGACCGTCGCCGTCAGCGTGGCGTCGTGTAGGTCGCCCGCATCACGGCCGGTGCAACCGAAGAACGCCTGCGTCTTGTTCGTGCCGCCGCTGAAGCTGCTGAAGGGAACAGCCGGTGCCTGCACAACGTCGTCGATGAGGACTGCTACCGTGTCCGCCACGCGGTCAGCAATCACCCGGTAGGTGTGTGGGGCCCCCGTCCAGTCGAAGCTGTACTCGGCCAAGGGGGCACCGGCCGCGGTCCGCAGCCGGACCACCTCGCTGCCCACCACCCCAGCAAGCTCGACCTGCACCACTGCATAGCCGGCCGCTGCCTCGATCTGACCGCCGAATACGATGCCGGAGTCGCCATTGGCGTTCGTCGTCCGGGCGACTACTTCCAGGCGGGCCTCAAGTACCCGGCCCTCGTCTTCCGAGATCAGCCGAGGATCCGTGGTCCCCCAGACCAGATGCTTCTCCCACCGGCCCCGACTGGTCACGGTCTGCACCGTGACCATCTGCGCACCTTCGTGCGTCGCCGTCAGAGTCGAGCCCGACTCGGCAGCCCACCCCAAGGTTGCAGGCGGGTAGAGGCCGACGTGGCTCACCTGCGGCAGGTCCACGAGCCCGCGGTAGACCGTGGGGCTGGCGGTCAGGCTCTCCCGTACCAGCAGGGGCCGTACGGTGACCCTGCGCTGCGTGTCGTTCAGCTCCAGGTCGAGGCTGCCATGCCCCGAGGTCGTCGAGTCGAGCTGGATCCCGGCCCGGAGGTCGAAGAGGGTGTCCGGCGTGAAGAAGGGCTCCACCCGCGAGTAGCCGTAGGACAGATCGTAGGTGTCGCTGGCCGCAGCCGCCTTGAGCAGCAACGTGTCCACGTTCGGCAGGATCTCCGCCGTCCCCATGGTCTGCGTCGGCCACCACTGCTCGCCGCCGGCCGCCGGGTTGTCCTCGGGCAAGTCCGACATCTCGGTGTTGTTGACGACGGCGTGGCCCTTGAGGAACACCTGATCGGGCACCACCCCGTAGCGCACGAAGGAGAAGGTGGCTCGGGCTGCGGCCTGGCGGCTCAAGGAGCCCCAGAAGACCTGCCCCACCAACTCCTCTTCGAGCCGCAAGGTCGTCTCGGCTGCTGGGGGCAGGGGCGGTACATCGCCGTCGAGGGTGGCGACTACACCACGCGTCTCCCCGGAGATGCGAAGCTCGGCCACATGCTGGTCGGTGTCGAGGTCGAGCTTGTAGGTGAAGGGCTTGGTGCTCGCCCTTGTCTCGAAGGCCATCTCAGCGAACTTGTTGCCGTAGATGTCCCACGGAGCCGGAAGGGCCGGCGTGAAGTCCACCGTCGTCGTGCCGTCACTCTGCGCTACCACGCTCGTCGCCGTGTAGACGCCGATCTGCGTGCCTGTGAGCCGCTGGAACTTCGAGCCGATAATGAAGCCGACAGGAACCTGCGCAGTCGGGAAAGCACCCCGCGTCTGCGACGAGGCCGTCAAGATGGCCTTGGGGCCGATGGTCCAAGAAGCCGTCTCGTGGATGCGCTTGGGGTTGAGCAGCAGGCCGACGTGCTCCACCCCGTTGATGAGCAGGATGCCGCAGAAGTACAACCGACGGTTGTCGTGCAGGCCGAACCCGATGCCCGAGAAGACCCCCTCGGGGGTGGGCACCGTCGCCAGGCCAGCAGGGGCCGGTGAGGGAGCTGCATGGCTCGTGTCGAACAGGGCCGTGGCCTCTGTCTGGAAGCGGGCCACCAGATAGACGCTCGACGGGAAGGTCAGGTCGAGGCCGCGCTGGTAGACCGTCGCCGGATTCGTCAGGCCCGCCTCGCCCACGATGGGGTCGATAAGCGTGTACGTCCCGAGGTCGATGCCGGTGTCCGCATCGTGGTCTACCGAACCGTAGTCCGTGCCCTCCAAGGCCCAGACCGGGTTGGCCGCCTGGGGGAGAACGAGCCCCTCATAGGCCCCACTCACCCCAGCCACCTCACGCTCGAAACCAGGCACCGACACGCGGCCAGGGGCCTGGTTGAGCAGCAGGGTAGTGGGGCTGTTGGTCAGGGCGGAGTAGGCCCGCTCGAAGCCCATGTAGCGGTGGCCGATGTAGAGCGGCTCGACCCGGTCCATGGGGCCAAGAACAATGCCCATCGGGAAGCGGTGGATGTCCACGGCCCCCTTGGGCACCCCCGGGTCGGCGAGGAAGTCCGGTTGGCCGGGCAGCACTTGCACCTGATCGCCGTGGCCCGCTGGGTCGTGGTGGCCCCGCGGGCAGTCCCACTTGTTGAGCACGAGGCCCAGGGTGTTCAGGCCCGCCAGCTCCATGACCGGGCTCTTGAACCACTTGTAGTCCACGGCCACGCCGCCCTGCGGGTCGTCCACAGGGAGGAGGGGCACCGGCACGTCCAGGACGATCAACCCGATGTACGGGTTCACCTCGTCCACCGCGACGGCCGTTCCGTTGACCTCGACCACCACGTCCTGCGTCGTTGCGGGGGTGGCGTCACCCCACCCTTTCACGAGCGGACCCCGCTGGGTCAGCAGCCGGTCCCGAGTCAGCACGGCGGACCCGGTGAAGGAGGCCGTCTGGTCGTGCAGGTAGTTCCACGCCCCCGAGAAGACCGTCATGCTGCTCGCCAAGGTGCAGCCAGAGACCCGGACCCCGCTGATCGCCCACCCGCCACTGAGGAGGCCGAACCGGATGCTCGCCTGTGTCTCGGGGGTGCCCCCGACGTTGGCGGTGATGGTGGACGAGATGGGAGCTTCGTCGAGCAAGAAGGTGACGATGCCTGCCTGCATGTTCCGCACGAACGAGAGCGTGTGGCTGGCGTCTTGCCAGGTCGCGTCCACCGTCTGGTCGAAGGCCCCCGAGCGGATGCGAATCTGCTGGACCCCGGTGATGCTCAACTGGAGTGTGAAGCGGACCAGCACGCCGTCGCCGGGCACACCGTCCTGCACCACTACTTCTGCGATCTCGGGCACCGGGAACAAGGAGATGGCCGGGACGTAGCTGGCGTTGCTGAAGTCGAAGATGCAGTCCGCCCGCAACGTCGAGGTCAGCGGGGTGATGGTGCCGCTCGTGTCCTGCCACTCCATCGCGAAGGCGAGGTTCCGGTCCTTGTTCACGAGGAGGTAGTTGGTCAGGGGCGTGACCGTCGCTGTGCCCGTGTCGGTGCGTACGCAGCCGATCAGGCCCCCGGTCGTGTCGAACGAGAAGGCGAACGCTGGGCCGACCACAGCGTTGTAGACCAACGAGGTCATGCCCCTCACGTCGAACTCGACCTGCGTGGACGACAACACCGAGATGCTCGTCGCCACAATGGTGACGGGGTACGGGTTCGACGAGGCGACGGTGAACTCGTATCCCGCCAGCGCCCCGAAGTCCCCGGCCGTCTCCAGAATGGGGTGGCTGAACGTCGCCAGCAGCTTGTTGCCCGTGTCCGGGGTAGGTAGCGACACGATGACGCTCGGGGGCTCCCCCTGGGCCAAGAAGGGGGCGTCGGCGTCGATGATCGGGTTGCCAGCGATGTCGGTCAGGCCGGTGACATGGACCTTGTACGTCCCACCCTGCGTTGTCCCTGTGTGGGTGATGATGACCGAGAGGACCCCAGCGATGTAGTCGCCGGCCACCTGATTGACCGAGCCGACCTTCTCGATGTGAACTGCCAAGACCGTTGCCGGGGCCGCCCCAACGACCGCCTCCAGCGTGTAGCTCAAGGGGTCCGTCAGGGCGGGGTTGAGGGTGTCCACTTCCTCTGAGAAGTAGACCTCGACCTCGTAGCCGTTGAGCGAGATGGCCGACGAGACGTAGGGCGGGTCTACCTCCGTGCCGCCGTAGCCGCCGTGGCCGTAGGGGTCACCACCGTAGCCGCCGGAGATGTTGATCTTCGGGCGGCTAAACCAGCGGGAGCCGTAGGAGCCGAGGCCGTAGGGCGAGCCTACGTCGGGACCGTCGCCGCTGGACAAGAACCCGACACCACCGTAACCGCCACCCTCGGGGTGGGGCGGGGCCGTGGAGACCGACTCGCCCGGCAGCGGGAACGGCCCGAACCCAAACGGGGAGAGTTCGTAGCTGTCCTCGGGGCTCGTTGGCGGAGTCCATGCCATGCGTCACCCTACCCCCTAGACGACCGACCAGTTGCCTGCCGCGTTCTTGTAGAGGGTCGCTGCACCATACAGGGTGTTGAGGTCCAGGAAGGCCGCCCCGTCGAACGTGCCCGCCGCCGCATCGGTGATGTGGACCCTCTGGCCGAAGGGGGCTGCGATGATGTTGGCGATGCCGTTCTCGTCCTTGATGTACAGCTTTCGCCCCTGCTGGTGGTTGGCCGCGAGCGTGATGTCGATGTCCACCCCTAGCACGAGCTGGCAGGAGTAGATGTCGTACCGCTCGGTGCCATCCCACACCCGGCTGGCCGTGACGTGCCGGACCTTCGTGATCTCCGCCTTGTACTCGGCCCAGATTTTCCAGTCGGTGCCGCTGTCCTTGTAGATGGCGACGCCGTGGCCCGCAGCAACCCCACCCAAACCGTCGTCCGCGGTGAGCACGAACGTCGCAGCGCCCTCGATGGTGTCGCCACCGCCGGGGGTGATGACGACGCCGTTCCGGCCAGCGACGTTCTTGATGACGATGAGCTTGCCCGCGATCAGAGCCGCCGGCAGGTCAATGACCACCGCTCCGCCACTGGAGTCCACGGAGAGGATGCCATCGCCAGTGAGCACCGTGTAGGCGCTCATTACGAAGGTCACGTCAACGTAGGCGCCGAAGACCGGGCCGCCACCGATGATGATCCCGGTGACCTCCAGGTCGCCATTGACCCGGAGCCGGTTGTTGATCGGCACATCCACCGACACCTGATTGCCGTAGACCGCCGGGGTGAAGGTGGCGAACGTGGGCCGGAAGTCGCCCAGAGCCGTGTTGGTGGTGCCGGCAGTCGAGTCACCGGCGTACACGAGGTCGCCGGATGCGGCGAAGTCGCTGTAGAGCGTGATGAACCCGGCCGGGTTTTCGAGAGCCCGGATTCCGCGGCCCGTGTTGAAGATGGCGACGGCCATCACGGTGGTCTCGGCCCCCGTGAAGGTGAAGCCCTCCACGCCGTCGGGCGTGCCAATGTAGATCGTGCCAGCCACACCGCCGACGTAGGCGTTGTCCGCCTCCAAGCTGGCCGGGAGAGTCCCCGACCCCATGAACCAGACGACCCCCTGATCGGGGGCTGCGGTCAGCCCCGGCACCAAGTAGATGTCGCCAGGTGCCTTCGCGATGTTGGCGTGGCTACCCGCGATGATGTGGACATCACCGGCATCGTCCGCCCCGGCCGGGACGCTGATGCTCCCCGCCAGCATGTAGACGTTGCCGGCCTTGCCGGTGCCGGAAGTGCGGGCGTGAGCGGTCCGCAGGTGCAGGTTGTACGACGAGCCAGCACCGGAGGCGTCCGCAAGAACCACGGCTCCGCCGAAGCCCCGGTCGCCGCCCGAGATGCCGTTGGTCCACGTCGCCCGGCCGAGCGAGATGAACGGGCCAGCTCCCATCATGTTCGGGTTGAGCGAAATCTCCGAGTGCCCGACATCGACGAGGTTGTCGGTGGCCCCACCGTTGATGAGGCCGCCGATGTCCACGACGCCCTCAGCCTGGATGCCGCCGTGCTTGAGGTGGCTGTCGAGAGCGAGAGGGGCAGTACCCCCCGTGATCTGGACGGCCCCACCCAAGGCAGCGATGGTCCGGCCGAGCCCGACCCCTGGCGTGGGTGGGTTGAGGGTGGCCAGGCCGTTGTAGCCCGACCCCAACGAGTAGAAGGGGCTCCCCAGCACCGGGAAGACCGCTTGCACGAGGATGTCGATGGCCTCCTGCACATTGGTCTTCGGGAGCTGGTTGAGGACGTTGACTGACGGCGGGGCGGCGGGCCCCAGCAGCGGATCCCCATGCTGCGGGTGATACCGCAGCGTCTCAGCGTCGAGGGTGCTCCGCCAGGTGTCCGGTACATCGCCCGGGGCGTCGGGGAACACGACGTGGGTGCCGGCCGCCGACGTGGGATTGTCCACCGCGGACGTGGACAGCGAAGTCGTGCCGATGGCCCCCAACGTGGAGAAGGAGATGACACCGGAGAGCGTGGTCCGGGTGACCTCGACCAGCACGTCGCCGGCCTTCGAGGCTGCCCCTCCGCCAAAGGGGTTCACGTCGATGGCGGCCCCGGCGGAAGCCTCGACCGTGCTGTCGGTGAAGCTCTGGAGAGAGCCATAGCCCTCGTAGCCGCCAAGGCCCGAGATGAACGTGCCTTGCAGCGCATGGAACTCGCAGGCGAGGTACCGCGTCTCGTTGACCGCCACAGCGTCACAGGATTGGGCGTCCACGACGGAGTTGAGCAGCCAGCAGTACCCGCTGACCCCATCGAACCGAAGAGCCACCCAGTCGGCCGTGGTGGCCTCCGAGACGAAGTTGGTTTTCTCGGCCCACAGGGCAGGAGCATGGGCCGCGTTGGAGACCACGCAGCGGTACGCCTCACCCTGGGTGACGGAATCGCCTTCCTGCGAGACGGAGCAGTTGAGCAGCCGCAGCAAGCCGCCCAGGTGGTCGAGGACCGGCAGGGTGACGTTGGCCGTACCTGACAGGGCCAGGTTGACCAAGAAGCATTCCTGGGCCGTGTGGAGCCCCAACGGGTTGTAGCTGTGGGTGCCCGTCCCGGCGGTGTTCACCGACCGGACCCGGACCTGATGGTTGGTGGAGCCGCTGTCGCCACCCCCGCGCTGCTCGTCCTCGAACGGCTCCTCGTCGCCGATGATGTGGACGAAGGACGTGAGGTTGAGGTCTTCCTCGTAGAGCCCTCGGCGGACGACGATGAAGTACGGCTGCGACTTGCTCGGAGCCGGCTCGCCCCGAGCTGCCGCGGCGGCAGCGTAGGTGATGGCCTGGTTGATGGACGAGAAGTCGCCGTGGGCCATTGCCCGCAGCTTGATGCCGGTCGCCTCTTCCCGGGCCACTTCGGGGCCGGGGATGGAGATCACGTTGTCGTAGTCGTCCTGGTCCTGGCTGATGTCCCGCCCACGGTTGGCATCGACGTAGAGGACCCGCCCACTCTGCGAGAGCCGCCGGAGGAGGATGGCGACCCGCTGGATGTTGGCGTTCTGATCGTTCGCCCACCCCTCGGGGGTGGCGTCCACCGGGATGACCCCGTTCTCATCCCGTCGTTCACCAGCAGCCACGAGCTTGAGCGAGCCGAACAAGGTCAGCACCCGGCAGCGGATGAACTGCGAGTTCTCCGTGGGCAGGCCCGCATCCACCGTCAGGCGGATGAGGTACGTGCCCTCGTAGTCCACGTTGAACTTCGCGGTACGGCTCGTGCTGTTCTCGGGTGGCAGGAGGGCGGAGGCCGAGCTAGTGCCGTCGAAGGGTGTGCCCGGAACCGTCGTGCCCGGCGAATCCGAGGCGAAGCTCAAGGTCCACGCGTAGGTCGTCGCGGCTTGAACCGAGTTCAGGGCGACGTGGTAGCCCAACTGGAGATCATCGCGGCTGTTCTGCTGCGTGGACCCCGCAATGATGGAACCCCCCGGCGGCGGTGCGTCGTACAGGGTGCTTTCAATAACCGCAGGCATCTGCTCCTCCGTCGGGTCGCTCGTCCCTCACCCTCTCCGCTGGTATAGGCTGATCACAGCACGAAGAAGATGCTGGCGTCCTCCCCCGTCACCGCATGGGGCTCCTGCACACCAAGGCGGTCCACCGCCACGGCGTACGACTGGCCTGATACCGCTTGCCTCATCCGTCGTTCGATCCGCAGAAGGCACAGCGCAATCTGCACCCTCGTTCCCGCCCCTGTCGTCGATGCGCCCACCGGGCCGCCGCTGTTCCCGAGCACTGCCTTGAGTCGGTATGACCCGGCATTTGGACCCTCGGTGAACGTCAGCGTCTCGCCCTCGACCGCAGCGCTCCAATCCTGACTCGTGTCGGTGATGGCATCGCCACTCACCGTCGCTGAACCGGACAAGTTCGTCGGGCTGGTCGTGTAAGCCCTTGCAACTGCGTCAGTGCCCACCGGGAAGTTCAGCACATCGGCGACACGGTAGCGGCCGATGTGGCGGCGGTCCGTGGATGCACTGGTGCCCTCGACCCCGCCGACATGGATGCCATTCGGGCCGGAGGTCACCACCAGCTCGGCCCCGGCCTTGATCTGGTCGAACTCCCGGCTCGTGTCGCTGAACAGCGTGCGGTCGGTCCAGGTGATGCCCGCCGTACCAGACACGTTCTTGGCCCCGCAGCAGAAGCGGCGGAAGTCGTCGTAGTAGTAGTTGTCCATTGACCAAGACGAGCTGGCGGAGAACATCGCCCCGAACGCCTCGGTGAACAGGTGCCGGTACTCGAAGAGCGTGTGGGCCGGCTTGAGCGCCCGCAGCACGATGCGCGCATTCTCTTGCAGGATGAAAGGGTCCTCGGGGAACCGCTGGGTG